GATTCTATTCAGGGTCGTGGTCCTGGTATGGCATTTATTCCTTACTGTTCCTTACCTGAACTGGAAGCCTGTATGGAGGTTTGGGGATTTATGGAGATGATCCATAGTCGTTCCTATACTTATATTATCAAGAACATATATGCAGACCCGTCAGAGATCTTTGATACGATTGTTACTGATCCACGTATTCTAGAACGTGCTTCGAGTGTAACAGAATCTTATGACGACTTCATTAGAAGTGCACATGAATGGGGTGCTGGTCATATGTGGCAGGAAGATTGGAAAGATTCACCGTCTGCACGTTGGTCTCGTCTTGATGTCAAACGAAAACTTTATAGAGCAGTAGCGAATGTCAACATACTGGAAGGTATTCGTTTTTATGTTTCTTTTGCTTGTAGTTTCGCCTTCGGTGAACTCAAACTTATGGAAGGATCAGCTAAAATTATCTCCCTTATTGCAAGAGACGAGAACCAACATCTCGCCATCACTCAAAACATTCTGAACAAGTGGAAACAGGGTGATGATCCCGAGATGAAACAGATCGCCAAGGAAGAAGAAGAGTGGGTTTATGCCATGTATGACAGGGCAGTAAACGAGGAGAAAAGATGGGCTGACTACCTATTCAAAGATGGATCAATGATTGGTCTGAATGATACTCTCTTGAAACAGTATGTTGAGTGGACAGCCAATCGCAGACTGAAGTCACTTGGTATGAAACCTGTATATGATATTCCTGCAAAGAATAATCCACTACCATGGACTCAACATTGGATCTCTTCTAAAGGACTCCAAGTAGCACCACAGGAAACAGAGGTAGAGAGTTATGTTGTTGGAGGAATCAAACAAGATGTCAAAAAAGACACCTTCTCAGGATTCAAACTTTGAAGATATCTGGTGGGAAATGGAGGATATTGAACCTCTTACTCCCTTAGTAAAAGCAAAAAAGACAGATGACTGGTGGTTCCATGAGGAACCACTAAATATGGTAGATGAAAATTTGTCATGTGGAAGAAAATCAAGAGTACCCTGAGTACCCCAATCCCTGGAGATATAGTGGCGTTCCTTTTGACGGGAGCCTTATTCGGGACTTTCACGGTTTTGTGTATAACATTACCAATCTCAAGAACCAACGACAGTACATTGGGAGAAAGTATTTTTGGCAACGAAGAAAGCCTAGACCTACAACTAGTAATCCCAAACCAAGGAGAGTTACGTCTGAAAGTGACTGGAGAGAATACTACGGTAGTTGTCCAGAGCTTAAAGAAGATGTTAAGCGGTTCGGAAAGGAATCCTTTAGAAGAACTATACTAAGCCTACATAAAACTCCTGGGAAAGTTAACTACGAAGAGACCCGTCAGTTATTTTTGAATAATGTGCTGACAGAGGGCTTGACAGATGGGACCCCCACCTACTACAATAGTAACGTCCTAGGCAGGTACTACAAGAAAGATTATTATGATTTTGGAAACGATTCTGGCACTTAGCGCCATCGATTATGACCACCTTGCCAGAGCGGTCTCTGTTGAAGCGAAACTCAACACTATGGATGAGTACTGTGTGGCAGTATCTATTCTTAATCGTGTTAGATCACCTCACTACCCCAACACTGTTGCTAATGTAGTATATGCTCCTGGTCAGTATCAAGGATTTGATTATCAGAGACCTGTTGCTCCTACTGATATGGTAAATAAATTTAAATCTAAACTTGGTCTTTCTAAACTCCTACAAGCATATAGCATCATTGGAGATAGGACTGACTTTAAAGGACAAAGAATGCTACCATATCGTGTGGTAGAAGAAGACCCAATGTGTGATCGAAAAGGTAACTTCTTTCACTATCATTGGCAAACATGACCTATCCAGCATCAATGATATGTCCTTATGATGAATGGTTTAGTGAACCTATTATGACAGAAACACAAATGGAGTATATGAAATTCTACAGTGTTCGAGAAGAAGATGATATTGTTGTCAACATGGATGATGGTGTTGGTGGTTCTTGGAGTGTGAGTAAAGAACCAGAAAACATCCATCAACTGATGTATGATATAGCTACAGAGAGTGCACCAATCACTCTTCAACTGAACCCTCCACTATCAATTGGCGGTGGTTCCGAGACATTCCAAGAGGGTTGGCAGTCAGGAGTGGGTCTGTTATAGTAAAGGGGTGATCGAGAGGTCACTGCGGTGACTCCCTTGGTAGTTCAGGGTTAGCGGCGATAGGAACTACCATATGACTCGCTAGCTCAGATGGATAGAGCAACTGCCTTCTAAGCAGTCGGTCGAAGGTTCAAGTCCTTCGCGAGTCGTTCAATCCTCTATAGCTCAGTTGGTAGAGCAGGTGACTGTTAATCACCCTGTCCCTGGTTCGAGTCCAGGTGGAGGAGTTAGGAACTTGAGACGTTCCAACCAAAGGTGCCACTAATACTTGGTGGAGTCAGCCCTCTTTGGATATTCGCGGAGGACCTGCGTCTTACTCCATTGCAAACTGTCAGTATACTGGGTGTGATGCCCATATAGTATATGGATAAGTGTAATGTATGCCTCCGTAGCTCAGTGGTAGAGCAGGGCTTTTGTAAAGCTCAGGTCGCAAGTTCAAATCTTGTCAGAGGCTTCGGGTTAATCCCGAATTTCCCTTCCGTGTGAAGAGGTCTGGGGGTGGTAACACCCCCACCACTTAACATATATATTAATCAACTAGTCAATTTAAAGAAGTAAAGATTCATGAAAATCTTCCTGGATACTGCTGATACAGATATTATCCGTCAGTGTTACAATACTGGTTTAATTGATGGAGTCACTACTAACCCCACCCTCATCATGAAGAGTGGTAGATCTCCTGGTGATGTATATGAGGCAATCAAAGATATTGGTATTAAAGATATTAGTATGGAGGTTGTAGGTGATTTTAATGAGATGGTGAAGGAAGGTCAGAGACTCCATAATCGTTTTGGTTCTGTGGCTACTATCAAAGTACCTTGTACTGAAGATGGTCTGATGGCCTGCAATTACCTGTCCAAAGAAAAAATTAATGTAAATGTGACATTAATATTCTCAGCGGCTCAGGCAATCCTGGCAGCTAAGTCTGGAGCCACATATGTCTCACCTTTTGTGGGAAGACTTGATGATCAGTCTATCGCTGGTCTTGAAGTTGTACGTTCGATCTCTGAATTGTATCGTATTCATGGTATCCGTACTCAGGTTCTCTCGGCTTCAATTCGTAGTGTTCAAAGAGTTGTAAGGTCATTCTATAATGGAGCTCAGGTAGTGACAATGCCTCCTGAAATCTTTAAGAAGATGTATGATCACATACTAACTGACAAGGGTCTTGAGATCTTTGACAAGGATTGGTCAGAGGTTACTCACAGGGCACCTCATCCAGATGAAGAGTAATGATTTTAGAGATACTAAAAGACGGTGATGAGATACTAAGAAAAGAATCTTGTCCTGTCATTTTAACTAATGAAGTTAGAAAGTTGATCGAAGACATGAAAGAAACTATGATTCATGCTGATGGTATGGGTCTATCAGCTCCTCAAGTTGGCAAAAATATCAGAGTGATTGTCGTTAAACTCTTGGATAATACAATTCAAGAAATGATCAATCCTGTTATTAAGTGGCACTCTATAGGTACTTGTAACCTCCAAGAAGGTTGTCTCAGTATCCCTGATACATATTTTGATTTAACTAGACCAACAAAAGTATCAATTAAGTTTCAAGATTTGAGTGGTAAGTACAAAAAGTGGAAACTCAAATCATGGGAATCTCGTGTTGTTCAACATGAGATTGACCACCTAGATGGTGTGTTAATGACAGATTACTAGGGAGATTAGCTCAGAGGTAGAGCACCTCGTTTACACCGAGATTGTCACAAGTTCGATCCTTGTATCTCCCATCATAGAACTTATCTTAGTCTAGATAATCCGAAGTAGAATTCCTTTATACATATAATCAACTATGAAATTTTATTCAGTGGAACACTGGCAAGAGAACTGGGAAGAACTGATTTCAAAGGTTGAGAATGGTGAGTCAATAGGAATAACAAATGGAAAAAATAGAGCAGTGATGGTTCCGGCGGATGATGAACTCATACGCATATACACAGAACAGAACAACGAAGGATCCTGAGGGACTGTCGCCTAACGGTTAAGGCCCACTGCTTATAACGGTGTGACCTGGGTTCAACTCCCAGCAGTCCTATTGGGGGTTTAGCAATCTGGAGAATGCAGCATGCTCATAACGTGCCGAAGGTGGGTTCGATCCCCACAACCCCCATCGGGTCAGTTCCTTGATTGGCCCCTTGACCTATATGGGTACACCCCCTATAATTACAGAGTAATCCATACAGAAGATGACTATTACTTCCAAGTTCAAGAAAGATATCAGTACTCTCCGATCTGCTGTCGGTGGTGATTTCTATCTCGATGTAAAGAATCCGAAACTTTACAAGAAGATCCGTAAGTTTTATCAGAACAATGGTGTTGAGTTTTCTGGTGATCCACTTGATGACTATGATATCCTGATTGATTGTATCGCTGAAGATCTTGAAACTTCGGAGGTAGTGTGAAAGTTTTACTAGAACGTTTTCCATATCGGTATGTTGAGTGTGGCACATTGGAAATAAATGGTATGCCAGACTATCGCATTCAGAAAGCAAATAGTTGGTCAAAGAGATATAGTGATATGTATCTCCTTGATAATCAAATGCAACTTCTAACTGCAATAGATGATTTTGAGTACACTAAATGGTTAGATCCTGAAGATGTACCTTGTTATGTAAAAGACACTGTGTCATCAATTTAAATGGAACAAGATGCCATCAACTTAACTCTAATACATGAGTGGATGACGGTATATGATGCCAAACTTTTACTCCATGATTACTATATGAGAGTAAGATCTCATAAAAAGTATCATGGATGGAGTAATGTTCAGACTCATATGAATATGTTTTATGGACATCTTCAAAGAGATTCTGAAGTAAATTTAAAAGCAAGGATTGATCTCATTAAGTCACGGATGGACTCTAACAGCACTGGTCGGGATACAACCTGATGAGTTTCTTGTTTCTCTAAAGAACAAGTGGCGTGCATGCAAGACCTCTTCAGGACGGGATGACCCCCGTCCTTTTTTTATAAATAGGGTCGTATAATTATTACTGAACATATGGCTTATAAAGGAACTGCGGGTAAGTCCTCTAGTGGTGCTTCCATGTCAAAATATGATGTTGAAGTTGAAGGTAGACTTCAAGATCTTGAAACAGCTATTGCTGAACTGAAGAAAGAAGTGGCTTCTCACAAACATGCTGCTCCTGCTGCTAAGAAGTCTAGTGGTGATAGTAGTAGAGTTGATGCTTTGATTAATGCACTGAATAGTATTCCAGTTATTACTCAATATTGTCAGAAAGATAATGATGGAGTTAGGAGAATTGACATCTGAGATCTAGACCTATAAAATAGTAACAAACAAATTATCAAAATGAGTGAATATACAAAAACCGCACTGGTTCTCGGTGCGGGTGGTTTTATTGGAAGTCATATGGTCAAACGTCTCCGTGATGAGGGGTATTGGGTCCGTGGTGTCGATCTAAAACGCCCTGAGTTTTCCTCTTCAGAATCTCATGAGTTCATCCTTGGTGATCTTCGTGAAGTAGATTTTGTTCGCCGTGCTCTTCAATTCAGCGGATATCGTGGAAACTTTTACAATAGTGTTCCCGATAAACTAATTGAATCTTTTGATGAGATCTACCAGTTCGCTGCTGATATGGGTGGTGCTGGTTTCGTATTCACTGGTGAGAATGATGCAGATATTATGCACAACTCAGTGACAATCAATCTGAATGTCTTGGAAGAACAACGTAAGTTGAATGAGAAGACTGAGACAAATAAAACTAAGATTTTCTATTCTGGATCAGCCTGTATGTATCCAGAACACAATCAACTAGACCCCGATAACCCCGATTGCCGTGAAGAATCTGCGTACCCTGCTGCTCCTGACTCGGAGTACGGTTGGGAAAAACTCTTTAGCGAAAGACTTTACTTTGCTTACAACCGTAATCATAGGATTCCTGTTCGGGTTGCTCGCTATCACAACATATTTGGTCCCGAAGGAACCTGGGACGGTGGAAGAGAGAAGGCACCAGCTGCAATCTGCCGTAAAGTCGCTTACCTCCCGGAGGTTGGTGGAGCCATCGAGGTGTGGGGAGATGGCTTACAAACTCGTTCCTTCCTGTTCGTTGATGAATGCATTGAAGCAACTAGACGACTGATGGATAGTGACTTCATGGGTCCTGTTAATATTGGATCTGAAGAGATGGTTACTATTAATCAACTAGTAGAGACAACTGCTAAAATTTCTGGTAAGGTTGTTAAGAAGATGTATAAACTGGATGCTCCTCTGGGTGTTCGTGGTCGTAACTCCAACAATGATCTTATCCGAGAGAAACTTGATTGGAATTATAGTCAAACCCTTGAAGAGGGTATCCGTAAAACATACAAATGGATTCAAGAACAAATTAACTCATGAAAATAAAAGATGTTATACTCCAGAACAATCTGGAGTTTTCTGGTGGTGGAACCGATAAAAACTCTACACATTGTTATGTTGATTACTTCTATGAAGAAGCATTTGAACCATACAGAGATAAGAAAGTATCAGTCCTAGAGATTGGAATCAGTGGAGGATATTCTTTAAGACTTTGGAGAGAGTATTTCAAAAACGCTAAAACTGTTGTCGGTATTGATAATAGACCTGAGGTAGTTGAACAGGTCAATAGGTCGATTCCAGGTGTGGAATATCACTTTGGTGATGCGTATACACAGGAAATGGTAGACAAACTTCCTAAGTTTGATATCATCATCGATGATGGTAATCACTGGACAGATCATCAAATAAAGGCTATGGAACTTTACTTACCACTACTTAAAAAGGGTGGTCTTTATGTTATTGAAGACATTCAACATGGATGGCCTTTGGAAGGACACAGCAAAGATCCTTATGGAATGCTTAAATCGGCTCTCCCTGAAGAGTACACCTATGTCTTCCATGACTTGAGGGATGTTAGTGGAAGATTTGATGACTCTATGATGGCAATTAGACACGTTGAATGAAACTATCTAAAAAGATTTAATTAACTGAGGATTATTATGGCTATTACACATACACAAATTAAAAACTTGATGAAATCAAGGGAAAAGGTCATCATCTTTGAGGTTGGGTGTGCAGATGGTAGGGACACTAAGACTTTCTTGAACACTTTTGGTAAGGAGTTGACTATCTATACCTTTGATCCAGAACCTATCAACATTCGTGCTCTTACTAATCTTGGCCAAACCGATGCTATGGGGGGCAACAATGACCAACTTGTAACCGATGAGAGACACATTTTCCATCCCTATGCAATGTGTGATCGTAAAGGAACCATTACCTTCAATCGGTCTAGAGATGTTGGTTGGCCAGATGGTGGTGAGAATATTGGTAGATACTCTGGTTCAATTCACCGACCAGTCACCCACTTAGGGAGTGATAAATATGGTAACCGATGGCCAAAGACTGTATTTGAGGAGACTGTAGAGGCAGAGTGTACCTCTGTTGATATTTTCTGTGAAGAAAATGATATTGATCATATTGATTTTCTTTGGATGGACACTCAGGGGGCTGAAAGAGAAGTCCTTAAAGGTGCTCAAAGGATGCTTTCAAAAACTGACTATGTCTATACTGAGTATTATGATGAAGAGATGTATAAAAACTGTGCAGGTCTTGAAGAAATTCAATCACTTCTTCCCAACTATGTTCTTGAGCATAACTGGAGATGTGGTGACGCCGACGGTGGTGACGTTTTGTTAAAAGGAGTATGAATATTACAATCCTAGGATCTGCTGGTCAGATCGGTGCTTATCTATCTGAGTACCTAAAAGACAAAGGACATCATGTAAGCAATGTTGATATTGTAAATGGTGTTCAATATGATTTGAGAGTGACACCTAACACTGTGGTAGAGAATGCAATTCAGTATGCTGATTTTGTATTCTTTCTTGCTTTTGATGTAGGTGGTTCACGTTACTTGAAGAAGTATCAACATACGTTTGACTTTGTCAACAATAATACTCGTATGATGGCGAACACCTTTAAATTATTGAAAAAGTTCAATAAGAGATTCATCTTTGCTTCTTCTCAAATGAGCAATATGAGTCACTCACCATATGGTGTTGCTAAAAGAATGGGTGAACTTCACACTACAGCACTGAAAGGACTAACTGTTAAGTTCTGGAATGTGTATGGTATTGAGAAAGACATGGATAAGGCACATGTGATCACTGACTTTATTCGTAAAGGATTTGAAGAGGGTCAGTTTGAAATGATGACTGATGGTACTGAAGAACGTCAGTTCTTATATGCTGAGGACTGTTGTGAAGCATTAGAGACGGTTATGGAAAACTATACCGACTTCAAACCAGAAGATCCACTTCACATTACATCATTCCACTCTAATACTGTTAGAGAGATTGCTAATATCATTCAGGGTTGTTTTGGATTAATTGATAGATATGATGTAAAGATTAACTCTGGACTGGCTAAAGACAGTGTTCAGATGGACAAAAGAAATGAGGCAGACACTTATATTTTAAACTGGTGGGTCCCCAAGACCACTATTGATGCTGGAATCAGAAAAGTATTTAATGAAATGAAGAAGAGTTATGAAAGTAATTGACGTATTTCCATTCTTCAATGAACTAGATATCCTAGAAATAAGGTTGAATGTTCTGGATCCTTATGTTGATTATTTTATCATCAGTGAGGCAACCAAAACCTTCTCTGGGATAGACAAACCTCTCTTCTATAGTGAGAATAAGGAAAGGTTCTCTAAGTTTAGTCATAAGATTATCCACAACATTGTTGAGGACACAACCTCCTCAGATCTTCATCCATATCAGAGGGATGTATTTCAGAAAGATAAGATCAAGGATGTAGTATTGGAAAACTCATCTGAAGATGACATTATTATTTGGAGTGATATTGATGAGGTTCCTAATCCAGAGGCAATTAAAGACATAAGAGAATACTTTGAACAGAATGTTATCTTCCATTTTGCTCAAGAAAACTGCATGGGATACTTGAATCTTGTGGAAGTTAGTGGTACAATTCGTGGTATGACTCCAGACTGGGACTATGGGGATAGACCAAGATGGATGGGTACAAAAGTATTTGGAAGATCTATTCTTGAGAAATATACCCTGTCAGAACTCCGTAGCATACAGGAGAAAGAAAAGAACTCCAGAATTTTCCCTGGTGGGTGGCACTGGAGCTATGTTGGAAGTGAAGGTCTCTCTGTTGAGGAAAGGGTATTGAAGAAAATTGAGTGTGCTGCACACTCGGAACTAAATACCGAACAAATCAAACAGAATGTAGCTGGAGTCAAGGATAATAAGGATCCGTTAGGTAGACATTATACTAACTATCAACCTGTCCCCCTTGATGATTACCCAGAGTATATCTTGAAGAATAAAGACAAATTTGCAGACTTAATTAAATGATTGTATCTGAACTTTATAGTGGTTCTGGACTCGGAAACCAATTGTGGAATCTGGTTGTTCCTAGAATTCTTGCAGAAAAAAATGGTTATGAGTGGGGAGTAAAGAAGTCCAACCCATTCAAGGCATGTGCCTTCATGACAAACTTCGACTTTGGTAAGGAAGTTGTGGGTGGTTCGGGTCCAGAAGGAGGGCCACCTGAAACCCTACCAGAAGGGATTGAAAACTACTACAAAGAACGTGATGAACGTTATCCTCCCCATCTCGGTGGAGAGGAAGTGATGTTCTTTGATGACAATCTGTGGAACAATCTTTCAGACAATACAAAAGTTGAAGGATGTTTCCAGAAGATGGGATATATCAAGGAGTATCGTGATGATATCATCAAGTGGTTGGACTATGATGAGAAGATTACTCAGTATTCTTCTGACAATATTTGCGTAATCCAGTTCCGGGGCGGTGACTATCTCACTGGTGCATCTTGGCTTCCTCCTGAGTATTATCAGAATGCAGCAAAACACATGTTGGAGAAGAATCCAAACATGAAGTTTGTCTGTGTTACTGATGATGCAGAGAGTGCAAGGAAGTTCATTCCTTTTGCTGAGGTTGTTGGTTCTGCAATCATGGAGGAGAAGGATCCATACCAGGGAAGTATTGGGTGGTACAAGTACCCAGGTGGTCCTGTTGGTATTGACTACTCTATCCTTAATACATCAAAGAACGCAATCATTTCCGCATCCACTTTTTCTTTCTGGCCTGTTTGGACCAATAAAGAGTGTGATGTTATTGCTCCAAGATACTGGTTCGATTGGAAAAATTCTAATGGTTGGTGGAGACCTGACGAATCTATCGTTGATGAGTGGTACTGGTTGGATCGTCAAGGTGATTTGATGACAGGAACCGACTGTAAGATTGAATATGAGATGTTCAAAGAGTCCAAACAATTCTATAAGCGCACACGATGACTATTAAAATTTACACTCTGTCTGACAAGAGACCTGACTTTATTAATCTTCAGTACGAGACGATCAAGAAACATGTGACTGATGACTTTGAGTACATTGTCATCAACAATGCCGTAGATAGTGTTGAGAGGACTGCAGAGATTGATAGTATCTGTGAGTCACTTGGGGTTGAATCTCTCAAGGTTATCCTGGATCCATCGATGAGGGTATCTCATGGTGAGGTAAACTTCACAGGTGACCAATATGCAAATGCCAATCTAGCATGTTCTTATCCCACCCAGTGGGCTTGGATTAACTACATGACTAAACATGATGACCTTGTTATCAACATTGATTCTGACATGTTCCTCATTAAGGATGTCAGTTTCAAGGAGATGATGGGTAATAATAACTTTGGTATTGTTCATGCGTATAGGGGGAATGATCACAGGGTACATTACCCCTGGAATGGTTTCTTTATTGCTGATATTCCCAACATGCCTAATCCTGAAGAGATGGATTGGGGTTGTGGTGAGGTTCTTGGAGAAAGAGTTGACGTTGGTGGACAGGGTCATCACTATCTTAAGAAGTATCAGAACCAACTAAGGACACTCAATATTGAACAATGGGGTGTCCTTGATGATAGGGGTGATGAAATTGAAGTTAATGTGAATGGTTGTGCCCAGTTCTTCATCAATCTTGAAGAGATGAGTATCGATGTCAAGAACAGACAAGCTAGTGACCACAATACTTTTGACCATCAATCACCCAGAGATAATTACTGGGATTACTTCTCTGATAACTTCATTGATATTATCAATGAGACTAACAAAACTGGATTTCCTAAACCAACCTTCGTGGACTTCCTAAAATTGGAAAAAGATGATACAATAAAGGAGTCTTTTATCTTTCACTACAAAGCTGGTAGTAACTATATGGCATGGGCTAATAGCGTTTACAATTCAAAGAAGACTGAGGCTTTCACTAAACTATTGAGTGAAGGAGTCTTCAATGATTGATTTACCTGATGTAACACTTATCTGTGTATCCAGTGTAAATTTTGAACAGACCCTGTATGCTTTTCGTAAGAGCATACAGGGTATTCGTTTTGGTGATGTTAAACTTGTATCAGATCAGGATCGTCCTGACTTTGAAGACGCAGGTATCACTGTAGAGAAGTGTCCAAAGATTACTTCTATTGATGAGTATAGTCACTATATGATCTATGATCTACAGAAACATGTAGATACAACTCACTGTATTACTATCCAGGCTGATGGGTTTATTATTAACCCTGAAAAGTGGGACCCATTATGGCTAGAGTATGACTACATTGGAGCTCCATGGGAACACTCTGATGGGGCATATATTGACCCTTGGGGTGGCCACCAAAGAGTTGGTAATGGTGGATTTACCCTCAGGTCAAAGAAACTATTAGAAGTACCACAACATGCTTATGTTCATTTTGATGTGAACTGGGGTGACTTCTATAAACATATGGGTGCTAACAATACCGCAGAAGACGGATGTATCTGTGTCCACAACAAACATATATACGAGGTATTAGGTTGTAAGTTTGCACCTGTTACTGTTGCTGCCAGGTTCGCTCATGAGAAACCTGTACCAGAAACTAGGGGTATCACCCCATTTGGATTCCATTATCATCTCCCTGCGGGAACTGTTTTATGAAGATTATTATCTGGGGACATTACCCCATCCACACGTCCACACATGGATATATTCATGACACATACTTCAAAACTTTTGAACACTTGGGTCATGATGTGAAATGGGTGTCTAATGAATATACACACCACCTTGACTATACTGATACGGTGTTCTTTGTGGAGGATTCACAAAAGTCTAATATGCCTCTCAGGAAAGATTGTAAGTATATCACTCATCATATTGATACAAAGTATTTTACTGACAATGGTATACCATATGAGAACGTATTGAAACTTGGTAACTGTATTCGTAATACAGTTGATTTTGAGAAAGTAGAAGATCTTTGTCACTGGGATGAATCAACCAGAACTCTCTATCAAACATGGGGAACAGATCTTTTACCTCATGAAATTGATGTGGATAACTATGAGAAGTTTGATCCATCAAAGAAAAATATCAACTATGTGGGGATGATGTATGAACAGGGCCCTTATTGGCTTGAAAACTTTGCATATTATGCAGAAAAAGATGGTAAACAAATTGAACTATATACCCAATCAATCGAACACTCGGATAATCGTAGATTGATTCGTGATTCTTATGTCTGTCCAGATTTTAGAAGTGACTGGCATCTTCAGTGTGGTTATATCCCCTGTCGTATTCAAAAAAACATCAGTTATGGTAGAGTTACAGGAACAAACTCACCATTTATCAAGGAATCCTTTGGTGATTATGTAGTTTTCGGTGGTACTCCAGAAACTCTCTACAATAACCTTGTCCAGGCAGAGAAGAGTGGTAGTATTAATATGAGGGAGGCCATGCAGTTCATTAAGGACAAACACACTTATGTCAACCGTGTCAACAACATTTTAAAATTATTATGATTGGTTTTAATCACCTTGGTATTATTGGAAGACTGGGAAATCAGATGTTCCAATACGCAACCCTTAGAGGTATTGCACACAATAGAGGATATGATTTCACTATCCCTGAAAGTGATTTTAAGGATGAATGGAATGATCATCAACTATTTGATGTTTTCACGATGCCTCACCTAAAGAACAGGGGTAAAGTTGCTGATAAGTATCTGCAAGAAAAACAATTTAACTTTGATCCAGAACTTTTTGATAAATGTCCTGATGACACTAGCCTCTATGGTTACTTTCAAACAGAACGATACTTCAATAAAATTGCTGACTCAATCCGAGAGGACTTCACATTCAAAGATGATGTGATTGCCAATTGTAAGGAAGTAATGGAAGAGTTCGTTGAACCTATTGCACTTCATGTTCGTAGGACTGACTATGTGGAGAAGTCTCAAGATCATCCACCTTGTAGCCTTGAGTATTATAAAGAGGCATTGAGTAAATTTGATGTAAAGAGACCTGTTGTCATCTTCACTGACGACATCGAGTGGTGTAAGAGTCAAGACATCTTTCAACCAGATAGGTTTATGGTCTCTGAGACCGAGGACAATGTCTATGATATGTGTTTGATGACCCTCTGTGATGACTATATCATTGCTAATAGTTCATTCTCTTGGTGGGGTGCATGGTTGAGTCATAATCCAGACCCTAAGGTCATTGCACCTAAGAAATGGTTTGGTACTAATGGTTATACGGCTTCTAATAACACTGAAGATATTGTCCCCAAAAGATGGACTAAAATATGAGTCCTACCATCTCAATTGCCATTCCCACATATGAGATGAAAGGCACAGGCCCTCAGTATCTTTATCAATTGTTTGAAAGTATAAAGAATCAGAAGTACAAGAACTATGAAGTTTGCATCTCTGATCACTCTCAGAACGATGAAATATTAAATGTTTGTGGAGAGTTTGCTGATAATTTCAAAATCCAATACTTCAAGAATGAAAAGAATAGAGGTAATGGGCCCTCCAACACAAACTCTGCTATAGAGATGTGTGAAGGTAAGATTACTAAGATTATGTTTCAGGACGATCTATTCATAGATCCCTGGGCATTAAACTATATCATTCATTGTTTCGACAAAGGATTTAGTTGGTGTTTCAATGGTTTTGCCCATACTGAAGATGGATGCACTCACTCAAGAATGAAGGTTCCTAGGTGGACTGACATGATGTTGGAGGGTAGGAACCTATTAGGTAGTCCATCTTGTGTCTCATTTTTGACTGATAAGTTTGTTAAATTCGACGAAAGGTTGGTTCTTCTCATGGATACTGACTTCTACCATAGGATGCGATATAATTATGGAATGCCGTACATTATATCTGATGTCTTGACATCGAATCGGGAACATGACAATCGTGTAAGTTCATCTAGTGTTCAATATGATACTAGAATTGAACATCCTGAAGGCCCATGGTTAGTAAACAAAGAAGAATTGGATTACGTTTTGGAGAAAAATAAAGACACAAGGGAGTACCCAGATGAAACATGACTTAACTAAAGCAACTTTTATTATCCCTGTCAGAATTGAGTCAGACGATAGACTTAGGAATGTTATCACTTCAGTTTGTTATTTGTTATCAAATTTTGATACTACTATCATTCTTAGAGAGGTTGATGACCGTTCTATATTTGTTGAAGAGGCACTACCTCAGATCATTGAATTTTGTGGTGATATCAAAGGTCTCATTCATCAGTTTGTATTCTCCGAATCACAAACATTTCATCGTCAGTCTATCCTAAATGACATGATTATGGAGAGTGAGACTGAGATTGTGGTCAACTATGATTGTGATATCCTTCTCCCTGTAGAGTCTTATCTAAGTGCATATAACACTATTCTTGACAAAGAGTCTGATGTAGTGTACCCATATGGTGATGGTGATTACCAGTATCGTGTTATAGCTGATGATGAACTTGTATCTGAATTCTTGACTGAAGAATTTGATTTTTCTATCCTTAGAAAGAAATCTACTAAGTATGATTCTAAGTATGGGTTCTGTCAGTTCTTCAATCGTAATGTCTATATTGAAGGTGGGTTGGAGAATGAGAACTTTATTGCATATGCTCCAGAAGACGTTGAAAGATTTTACAGGTTTGGCACTCTGGGGTATAATGTTGGAAGGTTGAATTCTATGGTCTATCACCTAGAACATGAGAGGACACCCAACTCTTGGTTTACCAACCCCCATATGACTGAGAATAATGAAGAGTGGAGTAGAGTCCAGAAGATGGATTCCGAAACACTCCGAGAATATATTACATCCCAAGATTATTACAAACGACGTATCAATGGACAAGAATAAGTCAGTTTATAAACTCCAGAACATTGGACCCATTTATTGTATTAATCTGGATGGGCAACCTGAGAGATGGGAATTCATGGAGGACCAGTTCAAATACTGGGAGGTAAAGAACTACCATCGTATTTCTGCCTATGACGGCCGTGAAAGTGATCTAGGAGAGATTTTGAAGGGTCGTTACCCTGATATGATGTCTTCTGGTGAGGTAGGGTGTGTAACGTCACATCTCAGGGCTCTCCGACACTTCGTAGAGGAGACGGATGATCCCTATGCAATTATAATGGAAGACGATTGTAGTCTCGATCTAGTAAAGTTCTGGAACTTTACATGGAAAGATTTCTATGGTAAAGTTCCTTATGATTGGGACGTTGTCCAAATCGCTATCATCTGTACTGGTGATATCAATATCAAGATCCATAAAAGGTTCGTGAATGAGTTCTCTACAGCTTGTTATCTAATCACTAGACATCACGCTCAGAAGTTATTAAGACTTCATACAAGAGGGGACAAGTACAAACTAGACAATGGTGTACGTCCGAGACCTGTAGCTGATGATCTCATCTACAACTCTGGTAACACCTACTCTATCCCACTTCTTCTGTATAAGATTGAACTGGGATCCAGTATTCATCCTGATCATGTTGATGCTTTCCATAAGCATAACTTCAATGCACAATTCAACTTCTGGTCCAATGCCGGAGCACAGATGACCATTGAGGAACTAATGAACTTTGATCCTTATTTTGGAAGAGTAGTGGAATCCTCACATCAACCAACACAAGATTGACGGGTTGATAGTTTTATATTATAATAAATAAGCTTGTGAGACGACAATTCCTCACAAGATTTTTTCAACAGTGCCCTACCCTCGCAAACTTAGGTTGGGGGCATGTAGTTCAAACAAACAGAGACGCGTCGAGTCTCTTTCCATCCGTAGGTTAAACTCTACGAGACAAAAAGGTAAAACAAATGTTTAAATCTGTATTCGCAGCAACTGCTGCTCTGTCCATGTCCGCAGGCGCTGCCCTTGCAGGTCCCTACGTCAATATCGAAACCAATGCTGGTTGGGTTGGCGATGACTATACCGCTGCAACCACAGACCTGCACGTAGGATTTGAAGGAGAAGCAGGTGATGCTTCTTACTACGTCCAGGCTGGTCCTGCAATCGTCGCTGTTGACGGTGAAGAAACTGACACCCAGTTCTCTGGTAAAGCAGGAGTTGGCGTCCCTGTCACCGATTCTATCGGAGTATACGGTGAGCTCTCCTTCCTGACGGCTGACGACGATGATGACTTCGGTCTTGGTGGTAAGTTGGGCGCTAAGTTCAACTTCTGATTGTTCATATAAACACATAAACATCTAGATGTTATACTGGGGGTGCGACGGCATCCCCTTTTTTTATGAAATTATTTCTAAAATCTCTAACGCATCCAGGGGTGCTGATCAGTCTTATTATGTTGGGAACGATAACATTCATAGGGATAGTCCATAACGACGCTCATCTCAGAATGACCACAGATGCAGATTCTTATGTGAGACAGTGGTGTAGGTCATCAGCAGAAAACAAAAAGACCTGCATCAGTTATGGTGGAGACATGGATTGATAACTTGACAAAACTTTATATTTCCTATATAGTATGTAAAGAAACATTACGGAGTGTATCGTGACTGTAACAACTGAAGATGGTGGGCGCACAAACATGTTCGCTACAGAACCACAAATGTATATTTCTGATACAGACGCACAACGTTATGGTTTTGAGACATACGCAGAGAAAGCAGAAAAACTAAATGGACGGACTGCTATGCTTGGATTTGTTGCTGCTGTTATCTCTTATAGTGTCAGTGGTAGTGTATTTTTCTTTGGAGTCTTCGGATTCTAACATTTCTTGACAATTGGTACATCATTGGTTACAATGATATAAATTATATTGTCAAACATAAAAAATAACTATGGCCTACACCGTTATACTTAAGACACCTGATGGTGAAGAGACAATTCAAGTTGAATCTGATCAATACATTTTAGACGCAGCTGAAGAGGCTGGGATTGATCTTCCTTATTCTTGTAGAGCTGGTGCATGTTCATCATGTGCTACTAAGATTGAATCAGGTACAGTGGACCAAAGTGATCAATCCTTTCTTGATGATGATCAAATTGAAGAAGGATTTGTATTGACCTGTGTAGCTTATGCAACATCAGATGTGACACTCCTGACGGAACAAGAAGAAAATCTGTATTGACAGATCAAATTCTTATAACTACAATACAAGTAGCCCGGATGGAATAATGTCTAACCCCAACCAACTCTATGAGGACATGGAAAAACTAAATGCCCTTTTCGAAGAGTTATGTTGGGACAATGGTGATGAATTAGTTTTCACTCACGACGGTGAGAAGGTCTTTATTATTAACAAAACACAAATTGAAAAATGAGTTTACCAGATTGGTTTGAAAGAACTTCAGATCTTCCATATGATCGACACAAGTATAAGGTTCATACCAAAACAGGTAGGACACACATCCTCGATGACTATGAACAGGTTAGAGCAATCTGGTTCCAAAGTAAACAACTTCTATCACATATAGAAGTATTAGACAAAGAAACCAAACAAAAAGGATTTAAGGAGAAAACTAATGAACGAAAGAGCAGAAAGAATTAATGGCTGGGCTGCCATGATTGGTGTCGTAGCCGCTATGGGTGCATACGCAACCACAGGCCAAATCATCCCCGGTATTTTTTGATGGGTTTTTTAGTAGCAGCACTGCTGTTGCTAGTTCCAATTGGAGCAGCAGTCAGAAAATCATGATGAATATGGAATGGGCACAGACAACTATTTTTTTATTAGCACCGTTCTTTTTTATGTTACTTTTGATTGAAACTGAAGATGATGACAACGGACCACCAGACGGTGGTCTTATGACACCAGTATATCAAGGAACAGGGGCTTAATAGTCTCTTTTTTTTGCAATAAATACTGGTGCCCACACCAGCACTTCATATGGAAGAGAAGAAAGTATCTCCCATCGAGAAAAAGAAAAGTATTCTTGGAAAGATGAAGGAGGCAGCAAGTGACAAAGAAGAACAGCTTGATATTCTGTCTACTTTTGTTAGGCTTGGCATCCTTGTTTGGAGCGGCGGAATACTCACGTTGGCGTATATTCAATTACCACCAGTACTTGGTATTCCCGAACAAAAACTAGATCCAACTTTTATTGCCAGTGTGTTTACTGGGGTTTTGGCTACTTTTGGTGTTCAAGCAGCAAAGAAAGGTGCTAACGGCAATGGTAATGGATCTTCTAATGGTGGTGGAATCACCAAAGAACAGATGGAGAGATTGATTGAGAAGGCAGCACAGATAGCACCTGCTCAAACTATTCGTGTGGAACAAGCTCCAATTCAGTTCACTACAAAGGATAGTGAACCACCTGTAAAACCTACCGTGTAAACTTATGAACTTCTTTAAATGGACTGCATTGGGAGTTGGTGGTGTTGTTGCTATAGCTCATATCGGTGTTCTGGGGCACATCATTAAAGCAACTAAAGTACCAGAAGCACCAGTTATTAATTTCCCTAGGGGTAATTATTCTTCATATAAAATTGAAGCAGGTAAAGAAGGTTATAGTATAGAATATAAAGCAAACGATCCTGCAATTCTAGAATCTCAAAGATCATTATCCTCAGATAAAAATAAGAAAGGATTCTTTGGAGGTGGTACTGAGAGTCGCCGTGAGTGGCGTAAAGATCAATTTACTATGGATGGTACTAGGAATTTAGGAGGTGCCACATTAGGTGGCGAGGGAAAGTCTGCAAAAGACATAGAGTGTATCGTGGCGGACGCTGGAGCACGGTCACAAGGTGCGATGGCGGGAACTAGTATTGCTGCTGGTGTTGGTGTTCCTGCTGTAATTGGTATCCCTTATGTTGGGTGGTTAGCTGCTGGATGGGTATCTCTTCTTGGAGGTCAAATTGGATCAACAATGGGATCAGAAATTGGTAGTGTGTTTAACGATTGTTAAGGTTAGGACTCACTAACAAACTACCACAATAAGAATATACTACTATAATAGATAGTGTAGTTGCGTAATTAATATGAAATTTCTTTTTGCACTAATCGCTACACTTTTTCTTGCTGCTCCAGTGTGGGCAGTAGATGTAACAATGGGTGCTAATGGCAACCTAGAATTTTCACCGAATGAGATCACAATCTCTGCGGGTGACACAGTTCATTTCATGAATGAATCACTACCTCCTCATAATATCATTGTAGAAGCTCGCCCCGATCTTTCGAGAGAAGCATTGTTGTTTGCTCCTGGAGAGACACAGGACGTTGTATTTGCTGACGTAGGAGACTATAACTTTTTTTGTGGTCCCCATCAGAGTGCAGGTATGACTGGCGTAGTTCATGTCGAGTAAGAATTACATAACCAAAGAACAATGTCAGGAGATGATTGATGATGCTATTCGACGACATAATCGCAACGCTTCTATTATCAGTTTCTCTGTCGGGTGGGTTGTTCTCGCTTTATTTTCTGAGGGTCTACTCAGATTGCTTGGGATCATTCCGCCATTGGCAGATTGGTTAGATTTAAGTATAAAGTAAAGGTATTCTTCAGATGATTTTATCAGACGTTTTAATATGGGTACCAATCCCATTCGTGTTCCTTACTGTAATCTTTGGATTTTATAGAGGTGAAAATTTTTATTATGAAAGTAATAAGTATGATGGTCATGGTACAGCACATAAGGTTTTAAAATAAATGAATTCTGAAAGGATTAAATTACGTTATAATTTTTCCATGAGTGCTTTTTCTAGAATGTATGGAACAAATGCAGTTAATGCTTCAAAAGATATCCATGAATTCTGCCATAAGTGGTCAGAGTCTAATGAAGAGACACCGGATGGAACTTTAGTATCAATTAATTTTTACTTTAAAGACAGGTGGGATGCCTGGGGGGGAAATTTGTGATTCATTTTTCAGCGTGGTTGTTAAATAATCCTATAACACTCGGTGGATTATGCTTGTTTTTAGTATATGTGCCGGTGTTAGGTATGTGGGCTGTACATAAGTACGACTGGCAACATTGGGAACCATTCACTAAGAAACACTATGAACACTAAGGATTTATATCGATCATTGCAGAGTAGGGTATCTGAAATCTTTCTTGAAAACTTAATTGATAATTCAGAACACAATTGTGAACCTGGTTGGGTGGATGTTACACACTCACAATATGATTGGGAAGAGTTTTGGAAGGGGGACGGAATATGAAACTAGCTCTAATATTGTCATTGTCACCACTTGTTATTATCTTTATCATTCTCAAACTTGCTGTATGGGTATCTGCTGTTAACGACGAAAAAAATTATGTCGGAAAAGAACCCTTTAGAAAACGAGGACCATACGTGGACAATGCATATGCAGACGTTGACGAGGATGAAGAGGAATTTACAGATCGCACAGACTATCGATGATGTTTTATATCAACACTATGTTGTGGAGCAAGGGAAACCTATTCCCAACTGGAGATACATCAAAGACCAAGATTGGTGGATAGAATATTTAAAAGACTTAGGGATTGACCCGAGGAACCCATGAATTTATTATTAAGACCACTTGATAATCCAAATGATCCTGTATGGTCAGTGATTATTATGGTAATCATTGTTGTGGCTATGGCAGTTTATACTATCATATACATACTAGGAATAGATGAGAGAGAATCCCATGGGAGCACTGACACCACCAAGCAGAAAGAGTTGTTACAACTTCCGAGTGACGGAGATCAATCGTGTTCTTGATGGCGATACTATCGATGTCACTATTGACCTCGGGTTTGATTTATACAAGAAAGAAAGAGTTAGAGTTGCAGGAGTTGATACGCCAGAGAAAAGGACGAGAAATCTAGAGGAGAAAGCACTTGGAATCGAAGCAACCAACTGGCTCAAAGAAAAACTCGAAGGCACGTTGGCTGGTGATGATGAGTTGTCTGTTAGGACTGAACTTGTTGGTGGCACTGGCAAATACGGGCGTCTTCTGGGTTGGCTTTACATTGGGGACGACAGTGTGTCCCTCAACGAACAAATGATTACTGAAGGTTATGCTCATGCATATGATGGAGGAACAAAAAACATGGACCTTGAAGCACTCAGAGAAATCAGAAGGGCTCACGGCACGATGGTGTAGGAGTGCCGTATGTGGAGGGGATGTATTCATTCCTAACTCTGAATTTGAAGGTGAAAACTGCGAATTAACTTGTAACGTTACTGAGGACTAAAATGAGAAACGAAATGATCGATGCACTCAAAGCAAGTGCTATTGGAAATATTAAAAGAGCTAAGATTAACATTGAGGTTTATTTTAAAAGTCCTGTTGGTATTGGTGAGCATCCAGATATTATGAGTGCCATTCAAGACCAAATTGATCTGATTGCGAAAGAACAGGAACGTCTTGATGTTCTGGACCGATACTTTGTTGATGACTAGATAGTATAATGACACTGATAAAATCATGCAAAAAGTAATTAATGTTTTAGCAGTTCTTTCTTTTGTTGGAACTGCAGGTATCGTCGGAGGTGGTACTGCACTATATCTCAATAAAGATTCTATTGTTGAGAACATCAAATCTCAAGTCGCAGCTGCTGCCGGAGAGGCGATTACAGATTCCCTTCCTGACATGATGGATTCTAGTATGCCTGAGGTCCCCGGTGCTACTGGCGGTATTCTTCCCATGGGTGGAGGTGGACTTCCATTCTAATAATGAAAGACTTAAAGGTTCCTTTTGCGATTGTATCATTCCTACTTGTCCAGGGTGCTGGTGCCGTATGGTGGGCATC